ATCAGTTCTCCCAGGACTTTCGCGGCAGCCGAAGAAGATGTTAAAGTTGGGTTCTTGGAACCGTCCAAAGTACGGAGCCAAGAGAAGGTGTCGGACTGGGGCAACTGGTCCTCAAACTCATCTGTTCCGGCTGCCGCAGCGGCAGCAAATGTTGATATTTCTGATGCAGCGGAAACAATCCGTGCGGAAACTAATTCTGTCATCTCATCGACGGTCACCTGTCGTTCGTTGCCGTTTTTATCCACAGCTTTAAAGCCAACTATATTATTCAAGTCCATAATGCAAATTTTAAAATTAAAACAAATACTTCACCCATGCAAAATAATTACTGTTCTCAATATAATTCGGATCATCCTCGTTGGAATATGCCTCCCTCTCAAATGATACCGTCTTATACGCCCTGCCGGCATCCTTCAACCGTACCGCCCTGACCAGCCACTCCACACCATACCAGAGATAGAATGCCAGCCCGGCCAGTACCAGCCACCAGGCGGAAAGGTCAAAACACAACAGCAAAATCCAGATAACTGTACCGGTGGCAACTGCCATCTCAACCCATTGACGGGCGTGGGTACACTCATGGTTTCTCACTTTCTGAGTGATTTTCTCTTCCGGTCGCTTGCTTAAAACAAACGGACCGATTGTTATCGTATGGCAAGAACTGAACGCAAGCAGCACCTTTGCCAGAAGGTTGTTACAATATACCTTTTTCATGTTGTTCCTCCTTTTTATCTAAATAATCATTCAAAGAATCAGCCAGCAGACCGGGCAGCATGGAGGTGGAGCGTCTTATGATATCCACCTCTTCTTCGTCAATCTCGACACCTTCAGCAGTAGATTTGAATATCTTCTCAGCAAGGAGATGCGCCTTCAAACCCGCTACGTTCTTGTATATCCAGTCACCGTAGGCCTCAGTGATGTTGTTGGCTATCAGTTTTTCTTTCTTAATCCCGTCGTAAATAGGAAATTGTGCAAAATTTATTCTCATACTTTAATATTTTAAATGTTATAAATCCACCCAGGTACTTCCTCCATTCATTGACTTGCGAATTCCGTTTCGCCCGACTGAAAAAATATAACTTCCACATCTTACATACAGAGTATCATCCGCTGTTGAAACATCTCCGGTTGATGATACAGTTATACTTCCACTTCTAATTACTGTATCCAAAATACCTTGGTATAAATGTCCGTCTATTGACTGGAACCGTTCGTATTTCATTTCAAATTTGTCGTATTGCAGCAACAAATTATCAACATTTACAGCCGACATATTAGTGCTGCCGATAAAATTATTACCGATATTGAATCCGCCAATTGTCCCCTTTGTCGCTATGATAGTCCCGGTGATATTCGCTTTCTGACAAAGAATCTCTCCGGTCTTTGTGTCCATCCTCAGATTAGGCTGGCCGTTAGTGCTGTCCTGTGACTGCATGATACCGTAAGGTGCCCCGTCCAATGTGTATCCGTTCAACTTGAACATAAATCCGGCTATGTTCGCCTTATCAGCAAGGAATATGTCGGTTACCAGACTTTTGTATTTCTGCATGGCTTCCCAGTTGGAATCTCCGTTAGCGGATGTAGGAGCCGCTGATACAGAACTTCCATAGTTGCGCACAAGAAAATTGTAATAAACTTCACCTATTTTGTGAATGATCTTGTCACGCTGTTTTGCATTCCATACGTATGTCTGTCCGGAAGCCCATACACCTCTGTCATAAGGGAACGCACCCGTAGCTCCTGTTGCTCCTATGGAACCATCATTTGCAACACCCACACCCTTCTCGGCCACATAATTGTCATTCCAAGCAGCAGCATCGGAAGCTGATTTATAAGCCCGGACGGCAAACTGGGTGTATCCGGCTGTCGCAGGTACGGATATCTGGCTGTTCAGTGTCGCACCTACATGAGCCAGCCAGCTTCCGTTGTATTTGCGGGCTGCCAGATAAAGCGTGCTGCACGTGCTTACATTGCCTGCCACATTCTGTTTGCAAGTGACAAGGAATCCAGACGGGGATGGCGTGCCTGTTGAAGTGAAGTTGATCACGCTGACAGGACTGTCCAGCCAGTAGGATGCCGACGGTCCGACGGGAGCAACCATCTCCTGCCAGTCCGCATGTACCGTCCGGTTCGCAGATCTGCCGGCGAGGATGTATCCGCCGTCTCTTTTCCTGCGGAGTCTGCCGTTTCTGAACTTGGCGATTTTAATCGGAGGGTTGGAGGTTTCAACCTTGCTTAAGTAAGATCCTCCGGCAAACGATACTGTACTGTTCTTGGCATACGGAGTATTGGCGGATTCCCAATGACCGGCTGCTGTGATGCTCTCACCATCCTTTCCGTCACTGCCGTCCACAACCATCGGGACAGTTTCGACATCAACCGCCTGACCGTTCACGTAGAACACGAACTTCAAGCTACTGGTAAAATTACCGGAAGCCACCCCGACACCATCACCGATGGGAACCTCGGCCGCACCGTCACGACTGTACTTTAACTCCCCGTCCGTTGTGGCCGTAGTGACCGCACCGACTGTCTTCATACGCCGACAGGATACCGAAGCTACACTATAACCGCCGTTCTTGTTCTTGCTGACCATCGTGGCCGAAGTGACAAGGCTATAAATTACCGCATCGGAACCGTCCGCCCCGCCACGGACACCGGTTATCTTGAAAGTCAGTTCACGGGTATAGAGCTGCCCGTTCTTCATTGCAGCCAGTGTGATGGTGACCGTATTCTGTTCCGGAACCGACTTTCCGGCAGCGACGGATATCGCCACCGCTCCGGTGGCCTTGCTTGTGCTTGCCGTGAAACCGGCAGGCGTGCTGACTGTCAAAGATTCAAGGGTGAGTTTCTCGGTACCGTACCACATGGACACATGGGTAGTCCATGACTGTGCGGAAGTAGTAACGCCGGTACTGGTAAGAGCGACGCTCACCATCTCATTGTCAAGGTCGGCCATGACATTCGACTCCCCGTCCTTACTCCAACGGTGCACAGGGGCCGGAGTGCTCCATTCACTCCATACTCCATCACGCTTCACACGTTTGCACGCCCATTCCACCTGATGGTCGGCATCCACGCCAAGAAAATCATCTGTCCAGCCTTCCGGTATATAATCATCCTGCTGCTTCGATTCCGGCTTGTCAGGGGTAAGGCCGATGATGTTGGTACGGGTGTAGATCCACTCGTAACCTTTGCCGTCCTTACCGTCAGTTCCGTCTTTGACCATGACCATCCACAAACCATTCCGGTATATGTAAGTACAATGGTCAACCGTATTTCGGTAGCTGTCACCCTCCTTGGGATTGGACGGATGGGATGCGAATTCACCAAGGAAGGTGATGCTTTCGCCTTTCAGCTCACGCCCGTCCAGAAGCATCTCCCAGTCTTCATGCACGGTCCAGTCGGCTGACTTCCCGGAAAGGATATAACCGCCATCCTTTTTGCGACGATAACTGCCATTCTTGAACCTTGCGATCCTGATGGGAGGATTGGATGTTTTCACCTTGGAGATAAAAACACAGCCTGCCAAAGTGACCATGGTATTGACCTCGTATGGGGTCTTAGAGGATTCCCAATGACCGCCACCTATTACAGACAGGCCCGGATCACCCTTGTCACCTTTGGCCACTTGTTTCAGCCATACCGGATTATCATCTGACGGTTCTGTTGTCGTTCCGTTATCATCAACACACAACCACAAAGCCCCGTTATGTGACACCCGGTCATAGTAGGCGTACTTACCTGCAACCCATTCACCTTTATCCAGAGGTACACGCACTGTCTGTCCGGTGATCTCATCCACCTGAAAGATAAGCCCCGTCATGATGATATCCTGCAATACTGCCGAAAACCTGTCGCAGTTGATCCCGTTGATGGTCATACCCTTCTTCTTGCCGAACCAGCTCTTCATCTGTGCCGGCTCCGGGTCCCAGGTGTTGGCATTGTCAACAAGGGTGATGCAGCAGTTACCGTCACGCACGTCTATGATGATATAAGTCTGACGCTCCTTGTCGGTGAAGTTCCCCGTCTGTCCGAGACGCATCTCGTTATGGGGAACGAACTCATATCCGGGACGCGGAACCATCACGAATGTCTTCTCGTCGTAATCTGCGGAAGTGATACGGTACTGTATTTTTCGGAAACCAATAAAGTCACCGGTAGTGACGCTTTTGTCATGCCAGAAGCCCAAAAGGATATCGTCCGGCTTCTGTCCCAACGGTACACCATCCTCCAGATCAGGGGTGACAGTATAGCTGCCGTCACTATTGGCGACAAAGCTTTTTATCTTCAGCCCTCCGCCGGGACTTATAGTATTATATCCTTCAAAATAGGTCTGACGGTTGAAACGAAGTTCTGGTACACTCAGAGAGCTGCGCAGGACCAGAGCCTCCAGCTCGGCACGGGCGTCCTCACCGATGTAACCGCCCTGAACACCAGTGATAAAGTCACCGAAAGTAAGACTTTTACCTATTTTCGCCCCACCAAACAAAGAAAGCAGATAATCAGTTGAATCCGATTTATCCTTATGAATAAACATATCATCCAACTCACTTTTGTCAGACAAAGCATCAATCATAGCCAACAACAAAGAACCGACACGCAATGCCGTATTCGCTCCGGCATTACGCTCATCCCTTATCTGCTCCGCCAATTTTTTTAATGTGTCTTTAATATCCGCCATTTACTTTTTTATTCCAAAGTAACAACAAAGCCAAAAGCCGTAAAAAGACATCATTTCTTTTTATGATGCCCCCATAAATGCGAACGCATAGAGGTACTGCGCTTGTGATTCGCCTCTTCAATCTTCTCCGCAAGCAGACCACAGAACTCCTCACCATACATATATGCCATCTGCTCTTTCAAGACCATGACCGATGCAAAATAGGCACGTGAGAACCATTCACGGGGTTTGCGAGGTTCACCTGAGGTAATCTTGCCGGATTTTTGTCTGTGCACATAATTCTTGCCTCTCAAATCCGGATTCAAAAACTTCAAATCACCCTTGTTATGCCCTCTATGACCGTCATTATACAACTGGCCGTCGATCTCATATCCCCGCCCCGTACCACAATCCTGATAAATGCCATATTCCATAAACTTATGCTGGATCACTGTCAGTTCACTGCTGCCCATTGTCACATTCTCCGTTATATCATTGTGCAGTAACACCGTATCAACCACGTGCAGTCTCATGATCTTCTCCCTCCAGATAGTGACCATCATCTCGGCCCACGCCTTCTTATACTTTGCCCGATCTTCAGCCGTGGACTTCGGCCTATTCTCATTCCTCCCACTCATCACTGTCATAAATTAGAGATACCGGTTCGGATACATCAATCATAAAATACAGGCCTGTACATCCGGAAATAAAGTATTCACCCAGTTCGCGTGAATACACATTATCCGTATTCAGGTACACCAGTTCGTTATCCAGATTCTCACGGTCAACCAGCATCCTGCTGTGCACCTGGCGGAACAGCTGCCGACACACCTCCAGTGCCGCTTGGCGTTCCGCCATATCACTGATACGGTATCGCATCATGAGAAACACGGTAAAAGTACGTTTTTTAAAATATCCTCCGGAACGCTTCTCGGTCACTCCGTCATTCGTATCATCTACTGCGAAAAACGCGGATTCGCGCCGAAGATTCTGAAGAACCTCTTCAAGCGAGTTGATACCGGAACAGACACACGGATAAAACGCGTGAGCCTTGGCCAATTTGTTTTTTTTGCACATTCCTTTAAAATAGGACAGCGCATCGAATAAATTATTTGCATCCATATCTCTGTTGTAACTCCTGTGCCTCGCGAGCCTTCTCATTCAGTTCGGTCAACGCCCGCCAGCAATCCATCTGTAATACTTCTCTCTCCTTTGTGATATCCCCGCCTGTCAATGCCCGAATCTCCGCATTGACGAGTTCAAGCATATTAAAGGCTTCACCCTCCAGTTGTTCCGGAGGACGGAACAGATAGGGAAAGCATTTTGTAAAATGATTCTTAACCGATGCAATCCACAAAAACACGGACAGCAGTTCTTCTTCCGAAGGATTGAACCGGCGGGGATGCCGCCCTTTGCGATCCACATACAACAAAATTGCCATGGAACACAGAAGAGCGTTATCGCGCGTGCGTAAAAAGCCCTGATAATAATTCTCAATACTGACATACTCCTTAAACGGAACATCATGCAACCGGGCATCCACCGACCGGAACCTGCCGATCCGCCACAAACAGAAAGGCATATCACCCGGACGCTCGATAAAATCCAGCATGTGCAGGAAAGACTGTACTTGCCACGAATGAACAAAGAACCGAACCTTTTTCCATCCGTTGCGAACAGAACAAACCCACCCGTCCTCCTGTCTGCGCAATACAGTGATTCCCAGCAGCCGGACAAAGATATATGTCTTTGCCGTGACCGGATCAAAACGGGTCATGATATAACACACATAACGCAATTGCCATTGCTCCAGCTTGTGCCATGCATCCGGCAGATGGAAGTTGATCAACCTATCCCCAAAAGTAGCAGGTGTCTTCTTTTTCATTTTTATAGTATTCAAAATGTTTTACCTTATACGCATCGCTATCCTTATACGTCGGAAAATCGTCCGGACACCTCTCCAGCAAGTTAACCACATCCGCCAGTTCCACACGGAATGCCGGCAACTGCTTGTTGATCCAAAAACCTATCGCCCTACGGAGCGCACAAACCAACGGTATCTCAGCTTCAGCCAGAGACTTATGGCGGATTTGTTCAAGCAAATGATCAAATAAAACTGCGGATATCTCGCGCCGGATATATTCTTCAGCCTCGCTGATTTGAGGACGAAGTTCGAGCAGATCAGTACGAATGGCTGTCGGTCGGCCTGCAAAATCACGCACATGAGCACCGGTATAGTAAAGGGAACTGATCACCAACCGGGCACAAACTGAGGAAGACCAAGCGTCATCACCAGTCATACCCTCAATAATACAGTCCAGCGCATAATCCGCTTCACGCTGTATCTGCACACGCAACGATTCAACCCGATCACGTGATGCCGGAGATATATTCTGGTTATTGACAATACCGAACCCCGTATCCGTCAGTATCAGATCCAGCCCCGGGATCGCCTGATAAAACGCATCAAGACAGATATAACGGCACACATCTTCTTTAACGGGCAGCGTATCCACATCCGTATCACTCCCCAGCACCGTGCCGAAGAGTTTATGTTCAGCCTGTTCAAACCGATCTTGTATCGCATCAAACACATACACGTTTGCCGAAGCAGCTGCAAAAACGACCTTCTCAAAAGTCTGTTTATCAATTTTCATCTTCATCGTTATTATGGTTTATCCGGTTAGCAGTCGTTGATTTGGCATCGGTATTCTGATCCAGTGTCGTGAGCAGGATCATCGGCACATCCGGATAGACCTTATCACCCCATCCGTTATAATGAATCACCACATTATGCGGCATGTACATCAGATCATGAAAGGCAATCTCAAGCGACTGCTTGAGAGTAAACAGCTCGCGCTTGTCAGATCCGGAGTTATTGGACTGTGACTTGCCCGGAGTGGCCCCCACCAGATTGGGATGAATATTATCACCATAACAAGTAATATTGGACGCCTCTTGAATGTCTTCAGACCAGTCGCCACCCTCTTTAGTCGTATCAATCACATTGATACGCACCATACGGTTCTCCTTGCCGTTAGGATCGATGTAATAACCGGTAATCCAGACCTTGCCGGAATTCTCGATGCCGGACACAAAATTTTTAATATTCTCTTTTTCTTTCTTAATGCGCTCCAGCTGCTTTACAGGCTCGGTTATGTGCTCTTCAGCCAACAGATTGGACCAAAAATCCTTGTGGACTTCAACCTGGTACTTAACCGTCGCATGATTCTTCAGCTTGGCTTTTTTCCCCTTACCAATCAACCGCTTGATGTCAAACCAGTCGCCTCGAAAAATAGAAGTATAGTTGGGTAACGGATAGTATCGGCAGCCGGGTGTCGGAAAACGGACCAGAATGGCAAACTTGCGGTCTTTAGTGGGTATGGACTTTTTTCCGTCCTTGCCGGGCGCACGCCCCATCCGAACCTCCAGATCACCCAACGGGTCTTTTTCGTCAAGCAGCGGCAGCACCTCGATCTCATCCTCACGCAAGGCCGACTTCCGGAAGTTGCCATAGAAAACATGATTGATACGCCCCTTATCATCCGCCTTTTCAAACCGGCAATAACAGGCCTCCTTGTGCCGGAGCCTGACAATCCGGGAACCGTCAACAGACAGTATGATCACCGACACACAGAAAAAATAATACTTCATATCTGTCGCCTGTTCAAGCATGAAGGAAGGTATACTGTTATGCAGCATCCATTTTTTTATTTCCTTATCAACAGTCGGTCTGCCCGTATCATAGTCATTATACTTCTGCCCGGCACCGTAACAAGTAAGCACATTGAACAACTTGTTCTGAGACATCACCTCGTCAACCCCTATCAACCTGATCAGCTCATACGGTAGCCTGTTGTCAGCGCCCCAGTTCACGTATTTATAACCTTTCGCCCCCGGCAACGTCGTCGAGGACACATCTTCGCCATCCTCGTCAAAAACCGCCGAACTGTCCTCGACCGTCTCCATGGACGCCTGCACGCCGGATTTACCCACCTCAAACACACCTGAAGGGATATAGTCCAGCCGCACCCTGTTGTTTGTCTTATTTTTCATAAATAAACCTCCATACCATTAATTGAAAACAATGTGATATCACGCAACCTGCGCGGCAGTCCGGATTTGGGACACTTGACCAGATGCGTGCCTCCCCGCCAATGGGAACCGATACAGATCACCCCCTTGTACTCAATGATGTCACCTGTGGACAATTTCCAGACACGCAAATCAACCGGCTGTCCGGATTCCAGCAGCCGGATGGCATCAAGCCTATGTATTACCTTTATGCCCATATCACTCAAACGTATAATCAAATGTATTATCAAACACACGTCCGGCACGCGGCAACTGCAAGATATTGTGATTACGCTGCGCATACCGATAAGAGAAAGTAAAGAACGGCAAATGATCCGGATCGTTGCTGCGCTTCGATTCCGACTCGGTGATGGTAACCTCCTTGCCCACTGTCGTACCGTCCAGCAGATAAATCTCTTTAGACCGGAACAAATCATCAAGCCACAACGCCATCTCATGTGTCAACACACCCGTATTGGCCTTGAACACCTTGGTCTCATCAATCCGATAATTACGGAACATGCCATTAGTGTAAGCGGTGGACCGGACGTATTCCGGCTCCAACGCATGAGTTCCAGTACAGTAAACCGTCTCCTGGCACCCGAAAGAATTGGTGAACAACAGAACCGGAGCGACATCGGGCGCATCAGGATCGAGTGAGAAAGTCTGCGTCCGTACTCCGGCATGAATAATATAGCGCACCAGCTCGAAGCCCGGTTTGACCAACAATTCGGGAGAAACTTCTACCGTAACGATCTTGTCCGTATCTGTCACCTGCCGCAAACTCACCTCACGGGTAGACAAACCGTCTTCGTCCCGGTAATAGACACAGGTAGCAGTCACAGGACATGCCTCAGTCGTGACCAGATGCACGAACTCCTTGCGCCCTATCGCCGTAATCTTCTCTCCCATCAGCGTGGACAAAAAATAGCCCGCCATAAAATCCGCAGCCGGCATGGAGGACTCCGCAGCACAGAACTGCACCGTAAAGTTTTTATTCTGTTCGGATGATCCGTCCGTTATCCGATAACTGCACCGTTCTATCAGGTTTGTTGCCAAATACGGTTCAATCAAGCCCTGCAAATCATTGATGGTTATCCGGCCGGAAGCATCCGGAATGTAAGTTTCGGACAGAATCTCTTTTTCTCCGACTGTCAATGAGAGAACAGCCTTATTCTGATCCGTAGCGAACACCAGCTCGTTCAGTCCGGAACTAAAGGCATAGGCTGGGATATCCTTTACTAAAACTATCATATAACCTTTTTTATTTCAAAAATAAGGCAAATACCACAACCTATAAAAGACAAGGACACCCTGTCTTGCAACAGAATGCCCTCTATGTAAAATGTATAAAAAATGTTTCTTATCGACGCATCATCATCCATTTGGGACGATTGTCACTGTCTATATGGATGTGATAGCCTTTATCACGCATCGTAGATGCAATATCATTCAAGGACAACTCCACCATATCAGACAAATCATCTTGAATATCTTGTGTGCTTTTCAACAACACACCATCACCATCGGGTTGATCAGCCGGAAGAAACGCCATCAGATATTCAATCAATACATATTCCTCTACACGAGATTGATTGGGAGCAGAATTATTTTTCATGCTTCACCTCCTTTGTAACATAGTCATGCAAAAACGCATCTAATCGGATTAATTGTTCATGATTTATTTCGGATATATCTCCATAATTTTGAGCAAATAAATGGAATTTGACTTCTTTATTACCGTCACTACCTATCTCGACAGTCTTCATTATTGAAAATTCGTCATTCATCGCAAACCTCCTTCCAGCATTTTCGGGTTTGAAGCTTCACAGAAGCGGAACTCGCCACGTACAGGATAAATATGAACTATGAAGACAGTATTATACGGATTCTTATCGGGATAGACCTCAATACGTATATCATTGTTTCTGGAAACATCCACACGAAGCGGTTTGGTTCTTGGAAACTCTTCATCCAACATGGACGCTTTGGCACGAACACTCTCAATAAAGGCATCACGTGACAGTTCATCAGGAATCAATACATGAGTGAAAGTGGAAATCCACTTGTTCATAGCCCTGCCTTTATTGTTGACAGACTGGTAAGTTTTGGGTTCATCAATAAAGAATTTCATCTCAGACCTCCTTTCCAAGCAAGATGTAACGACACAACAAACCAAGCCAGGCAAAGCAATGCAGGAACAGCCGACACGAATGCTGCACATACCAATGCAGAAAAAGCCAAGGAAGCATGAGCCATAAGGCACACCTGACGGTTAGACACTGAATCTTCAAGTACGGAAGAAAATAATTGATTCTCACGGTTCAGCCACATAGTTAGGACTGACGATTTGCTAACGACATTTATGTCGGTAGCAGGAATTGAAACTGTTTGTTTCATATTAATGAGATGTTTGGCGTTATAGGCAGAAAAAGAACGGCTGCCATTTCCCGTGTCGCCAAACATCTCATTAGTCTCTATGCCGGAGCATTAAAGTAATGTGGGAAAGACAGCCGTAACTTTATCACAAAAGTTGTGACTTCTACAATATCCTAATTATTGGGCATAAAAAAAGCCCATCAAAATATGAGCATTAACCGCGCTCTGCGACATAGAAAACATTCTATGAGATATTTGGCACCGCAAATATGAGGATTATATTTAAGAGTGCCAAAAAAATCAAAGCTTTTTTATCGCCATACCCGTTAAAACAAACTGGTCTTGCACTCCATCAGTTTGATGACTCAATTTCATATTGATGATACCGTTAGCTCCTAATTTCTGCAACTCCACCTTCAGAGCATCAAATACTTCCTCATAGGTCGGAGCAATATATATTTGTTTACCAGATGTCGGAACATAATAATCATCCTTCGCTTTGACGATGGAAGACTCAACCTGCTTGTTTTTCTTCTTTTCCCATCCTCCAGTCAGTACAATTATGATGCTGCCTTTCGCTTCATAGCCGAAGCCAACAGAATTGGATTCGGTCACAAAATAACCAGACTTTACTAGCGGTTCATAGTCAATGACACCTGTTCTAATGCTAGGGGGAGGTAATGTCACACATGAGGACATAGCCGATGCCAATAGGAATAATAAAAAAAATTGTTTCATATATGTTAATTTATAATTTTGACCACAAAGGTATAAAGGAAAATCATTTTTTTGTAAAGAAAACGCTTGTGAATTTCATTCAATTTATCTGAACCAACTATAAAAGTATTTATTCATCATGTGCTTTATCATCAGCTTTATAGCATCCATAATAGCAAGAATGATATAATAGAACCGGCAACATTTTTTCAAGCAATCGCATTTTTAATGCGTTCCCTTATCGCAATTCTATTGCGTTAAACAAAAAATTCCGCTTTCCCCCTGCGGTGGCTTGCAGACACAGCCTCCAAACAAAGAGCAGGAGGTTGTGTCTGCAAGCCACCGCAGGGGGCGACACGCAAAGGCACTCCATCCCCCGAATCGAGGTATAGAGCACCTTTTCAGACTTTCTAACGCATTATCTAGCGCCAAAACGGACAAACTGAATCTGCGGTGTCATATCCTTAACAGGCTGAATATTTCCCTGCAACTTCATCGGTTGCAAATCTGCTGAGGATTCATGCGGTGTCGGTGTATTGTCCGTCACTTCATAGATTGTCGGTAATTTAGTAAAGCTGTCCACAATAACTAACCATCTATGCCAACAAGTATCAGAAGACAGTGAATCCATATGAAGAACCTCACCACTCAAGGAATACAAACACATATTCACTAAAGTCATCAAACAACAAGTATAAGAGATATCCGCTGCAACAAAATAACGATTACGGTCTTTTCTCGCATAAGCCAAAATAAGCCCACCACTACCACAACAAGGGTCGTATATGCGTTTATCATTATCCGTCTTATCGGCTTTATCAACAGTAGGAATATATTCCAATTGTGCCAGCAAATCCGCAACAGGTCGAGGAGTAAAAAATTGCCCGCTACCTGCATTTAAAAGATTTTGTTCAAACCAGCCATAAAAGGGGTCCTGTAATTCTTTACGTGTCATTTCATCCACCAACGAAGCAAAAGCCAAAGAAAAATATTGTAATTCATCCCGACTATATTTCTTAATCGTCTTAAAATAAAGTTCTTCTGCTCTCCCCATCTGCAAACAACAGACTATAATCTGTAAAAAGTCCTCAAACACCTGTCCTTTATCGTATTTGTGCGCCAACATATTCAAATACGTTCCATAAGGCTTCAAATCATTGTTTTTCATAGACCTGCAAATTAGAGAACACAAAACAAATCGGGAAAAAGTTCAAAGGGTCATTCTCTTCCGTATCCGCTTCATCAACTTTCGGCGTCCGTTGCTTGGGCTGTCCCCATAAACAAAGGGCGTGCTCACCTTTACGAATTTTCTTACCCTCGCGATTCCATTGCTTCAATGTTTTCAACTCACAATGGCCCGACTGGGCATAAACAGTCTTTAACCCCTCGTTTATACATTCTATCTGCCCCATCTTCACCAATACTTTAATCGGTTCAGAGAGTTGTTTCAAAATACTACGTTTTTCCTGTATTGTTTTGGCATTTTCAAAATAATTTCCCATTTTTGCATAAGATTTTAATGAGTGAAACTTTTGTTTTACATCACCCTCCTGCATTGGTGCAACAATGCAGGAGGATTTTTTTTATAAAAGGTGTTCCAATTCTGTCCGCAAATTATTCTCAACCTCTTTTAATTTACTATTAAGGTCTTTCCCCCAATCCGCCAGAAGATTTTTAATTGCTGTCGGATTATGAGTAACAATGCTCATGCCCCTAGCATCAACCAATGTCAGTTGCGCTGTTTCCTCTTCATGCTTCAAGACAAAAGCCTGTAACTGCTTGCGTTTGCTACGAATCTCAGAATATTTGTTCTGCAACATATACACCCTTTCGGCTTTATCAGTCAGTTCATCAATACTCATTTTTTTACTCTTAGGAGCAGCTTGCTGTGATTCTGCTTTTTCCGTCTTGACTTTAGCCTCCGTTTTAGTTTTTTTCTCCTTAGGTTGTTCGGGGAGCGTAGGCAAAAGAATAAGTGAAGCATTCTCAACTGCCGTTTCTTGTTTGTTAGCCACTTCTTTTGTGTTTCCCATCACTACTGCTTTTGCAGTTTCCACACTCTGTGCATTTTGATTTGCATTCATAATTAAAATTTTAATGAGTTAAACATTTGTTATTATTAGGAGTTTAACAGCATAAAGAGTGCAACCTTTATGCCTTATCCTTACAATACAAAGATACTCATTTTATAGTTAATACGCAACAGCAAAATACCACATAACAAACTACAAATCAATACATTATACATAAACACAGTTTATAAAAGCACAATAAAAAGCCATAAAGCCCAATCATTTTTTTTATGAGTTGAAAATCAAAAAACATACAAACGTCAAACCCACACCTTTAAAATAATCCATTTTTCGCCTAAAGATTAAAAATAGTTAATAATCAACGGATTACCTATCTTTTTCAAGCATTTACGACCATATATTTTTCAGTTTTCCAGCGCTCAAAAAAATGATTGCCTATTTACCAAGCATTTACAGCCTTTTTCACCCGCACTTTGTGCGGAACTAGCGAAGCGTACCCCCCACCGCGCTATCGAAAAAATCATTACCCACCCCCCAAAAGCAGCGGAATATGTAACTTATTATTACCAAACGGGCGGTATGCCGCAAACTAGGACAAAAAAACCGCACATCATATGATGCACGGTAATGAGATATACACTTCGGTAATCTCTACAACGCGGAAGTAACAAACAGGTTGATATGGGTATGTGGAAATTTCTCACAACCGATACACAAGGTATCAAACGCATCGGAGCCATCGGTACGCCCTTCAAGCCGGTCCTCCTCCGTTTCCGCCAGCTTCTCACCCCGTTTGTCCTTGCCCCCATTGTACACACCTGCCGTCTGGATGGATATCAGCAGATCTTCATTATTCTGCTCGTTAAAGAAAGGTATAAGATTCGCCTGTCCGGACAACATACGGTTGACCAGCAGATATTTCTCAATGTGACTCATAGGCTTGCCTATATACACTTCATCCACCTGCCAGCCACGCTTGCGGAACTCATGCGCAATAACCCACCTGAAATCCTGATCATTGACTGCATAATTGGAACCCAATGCCGTACTGTCATAGTAGAACACCACCTTCTTACGCTTGTGATGCCGGTAATAAGTACAAAAATCATCCACCAGTTCAGGCAACTTACGCTCGTACTTTACAAAGAAGGACTTGAGCACTCTCAGCTTGCGCCCCTGCGGCTGTCCTGCCACCAGCCAGTTGATATTCGCATTGTAATCGAAAGCTATGCAGATGGGCATTTGAGTCTCCACATCGGCATCAGCCAACGAAGTGGGAACCTTGAGCTTGTCAAACTTGTACTCCAAACTGTCAAGGTAGGAAAAGTTGGTAGCACTGTACTTGTGACCGGAACGCAACGAAGAATAGAATCCGTCACGGGTGATGCCTATGCGCTTGCACAGGATAGCCGTCATGAAGGTCAACGGAGGCAGGTCACGTTTCATGTCATTAACCCACTTCTCACCCAACACCTGCATGTTCCAGATACTTGAATATTCCTTGTACATGACCGCCACGGAACGCATCCGGCACAGATCACGTGAAAGAGTACGGAGATAAGAACGCAGATAAGCAGGTATCTCCTTACCTGCCGCAACCAGCTTCTTGATTTTATCTTTGGTCTTCCATATTTCAAAAACAGCGCCCTGTATCACCTCAATCAGTTCGGGATCACACTTCTTCTCATAATCCAGGAACCAAGACCCTTTTTTAGTGACCGGCATATCAGAGGAGATCAACATGCCATGGTGAAAAAAGTGATGCCCGAAGTGCTGCTTGTTACCACGATTGGCCGGAAGTGTCTCATCCTTCAGCTGTTCGAAGTCAATAAACTTGGCTTCGTCAATATCCAGTGCGTCATAAGAATGCGAGTTGGATGTACCGCTCCGGTCCTGAGAAATGATATAGCCGATTGATCCGTTATACAAGGATAGAATATTCTCCCAGTTATCGGGTTCAAAAATAGGCTCACCCCACCCCCATGACTTCGGCGGCTTGCGACCGACACACCAATGCAGGTCACGCTTAAATCCCCAGTTCTCCCAATGTATCAGCATGGAGGGCAACGTATTAGTCAAGACACGCTTGCAGTTGGCACCGACAAATCCTGTAATGGAACCGGGCATACGCTGCATGTTGCGCAAATTCCATGCCGCATGAATCAATCCTTTCCCGATACCACGACCACCCACAATCACCGAATCTTTGGCCGCCGTGTACATCACTTCCTGCTGAGGGTCATTAAAGTATTGTTTCATTATTCTTTCGGTTTAGGATTAAAGATATCATCTTCATTGAACTCAACCTCTTCAAAGTCCACATCCTCAATATCGTCAGACCAATATTGTTGAATCTTTGATTTAATTCTATCCCGGACATTAGGAATAGGCTTGATGCCAAGCACGGTCGGATCATCCGTCGGCTCGAAAGGCTGCACTATAATCTTATCATAACCTTTGTCCAAGATGTCTTCTTTATCCAACTGGGTGTATTTGCCATAATAATTGGCGGCAGCCCCCATGGCGCGCGCATCCTTGATACGCCGGGCCATTTCGAAGGTCTCATCAATCATCTGGCAGAACTTGTAGCGATGGTAATCCTTGGTTGTCTTGGCCAGATCACCCAACAGACGCTTGATAATGCGTACATCATCGTATGCGGAAGATTTGCTGATCTTGTAGCGATACTCCAGTTCCTGCACAATCTCCAAATCTTTTTTGCGCGGGAACTGTAACCAGTAATTATACATATCCCGGAGCCGGATCAACCGCTGTTGAATCAGTTCGGGAATGCCGTCAGCCGCCATCTCGTTGACATCGGCGAACAGATATTTCTCACATACTTCTATCGTAGCAGGTACAGGCATAGTTATTACAGATCTTCATCAGCGTCCATATTCAACAGATAACCGTTTGTCAACGACACCGCCAACGGACTGCCCACATTCGCCAGTTCGATCTCCTGTCTACGCAGTTTCAGTGCAGTGGATGCTTTGGCGTGATAATACGCCCTGGAAACAGGCGAATTACGGTCAAGGATATCCAGACGCAACGTGTCCGCATCCACATCAAGCAGCACTGCCATATCGGATATAGGGGTCAGCAGAGCCGCCAGCTCGCTGATCCGATCAAGTTGTTCCGTTGAATAGACCATCCAGTTGTATAGCGTTAGTATTAATAATATGAGCGTAACGCTCTCTCAGTTGTATAAAAACAGCGGGATCGGTTGTGATGATTCCGCTCTCGACACGATTGCCCCTTGTCTGATTCTGTGAGGTGCATATCGACACCTGCCACCTTGCATTTTGAATGAGAATCACTTTTGAATGATTTTCAGACAAGTACACTTCATCGAACACATTGGCTATGAAAGTATAAAGATTGACCGTCTTACGGGATGCTTTCAAGTCCGCCAACATGGTAGCCCGGATAAGCTGACCGCGCCGCTTCAAGCGATAGATCCGGCGGAGAAACTCTTCGGAAGTGGAAAAGGTGGAGATGTAAATCTCCGCCGGACCAGTCTCGCTCAGAATCATCTCGATGATGTCGAATAGCTGCACACGGTTATCCAAATACGCTTGCAAGGGTGCTTCGGACAGTGACCGCAACAATTGCCTAACCTTTTTCATCGGTTGAGATGGTCACTCCCACCGCCGCCAGTTCCGCTGCCTGTGTCTCATCCACCACATTACCGGTAGCAATCAGGAAGTCATACCGCTGCTGTACCTTCTGCAACAAGGCAGTAAACTTGCCGGCATCTGTATCCTTCAACTCCGCCAGCTTCTTCTTGTTATCAGACAGATACTTGCGTGCCGCACCCACTTTTTTAGCGATTTCAGCCGGGTCCAGACCGGAAGCATCTTCCGTCTTCGTCACCGGATCACCAGGCTTATAATCATCGTATGCCTGCAGGTTGGCACGATACTTCTTGTCCGCTTCATCAAGCAGCTTCAGGTATTCGTAACGGTCACAAGCCGGCGCCGACTCCATGCCCTTCAGCTGCTCAAACAACTCTTTGATCTTAAACCATAACGCCCCGTTATCCGTCCACAGACGTTGAATCTCAGGGGGAAGGCGGTCATGATCCATACGCCTGCCTTTGGCGACATTCGCCTCCGAGAACTCATCATCCACATCCAGTACCGGGACACCTCCGTCTATGATCCGTTGTGCGGAAGGTATGACCGTGATATTCATCAGTGCGATATCAGATACGGTTTTTCCATCCAAACGGATTTTCAAGTGCTTGCGCAATTCGTACTCCACCTTATCGGCAAACTTTTCCGGCTTGCGGATTACATTCTGAAACAAAATCTTATTACGGTTCAAGGACAACAACAGAGTGGCACCCGCCACCACATCACGCTCAGAAGGCGGTGTATCCAGATAGTCCTGTATTTTATGAGTCAATTTCTCATCCATATATTAAAATATTAAAAAAGTGGCGGCATAGACCAGCCACACCACCACTCCGATTTATAAACTTAAAGAATCAAGGCTCATCCAAAGAAGAATCGCTCCATGCGGAACCGTCCGCACCGGAGATATCCCCATCCTCCGTCTCAATTTTACCCGGATAGAAAGGAGCCGGGCACACATCGGTCGCTTCTATCTCAAGCGTGGTACCGGCCTCTCCGGTTACTCCCTCGCCCAATGCCTGGGCGGGCTTGGTCACTGTCTCGAACTCCTCACACCCCATCACACGGAACTTGCCGTTGCGCTGCTGTACAAGAAAGACCAGATCATCGGCCATCGCCTGACGGCAAAAACCCGCCGCATCTTCTTCAGTACCCGGATGCTTGATCGTGCATTTGTTCAAAGACGTGGTGCTCGGACGTTCTCCCTGCACCTCGGTTGTCACATTGGATTTGGCAGACAAGGAATTGATCGTAAGCCACTTCTTTTCCGCCGCCATCGTGAAATTACCCTTGTAAGTCGCCAACTCTCCCATGCTTTTCGCCTCTTCGAGTTTGGGCAGTTTGGGCCAAGCTGCAATATTGGATTTCTTCTGAAAGAAAACCTTCGGACGGATGCCCGGAAGCACCGTCTGACCGTCACACCAGTTCAGTGACTGGTAAATATCCGCTGTCGTACAATCTTTTGCCATATCACCTCCTTATTTTAGATCGGGGTTGTACCATCAATGGATGCCACCAGCAGACGCTCCTTGGACAAACTCTCGAACTCCACACCGAAAAACATCGTCGCGATGAACTGGAGCACAAATGCCTTGAAGCGTGCCACCTCCACGTTCTCTTCCTCACCGGTCTGATTAACACCCACCAGCATGTTACGCTTGACCGTCATGTGGATGAACGGACTGTTCTTCTTATTCGCCAACGGCACAATGTTCACATTGTCAAACCCCTCGACATAGTACTGCTTGTATTCACGGTTGTACGGGATCGCTCCTGTAGTGCTCTTGTAGTCCTCACAATAGTCGAAAAGCACATGTTTCGGAACAAACAGCTTGACCGAAGACTCCTCGGTCAGCATATCGTCAGCCGCCATGCAGACCGCTTTGAGCGTATCGACGGCATTTTCTTTGGTAATCGCCTCAATGACCTTGTAGTTGCCCAACTCTTCAGAAAGTTTTTTGCCATCCAGCTCTTTTTTAGTAATGGTGTCAAAGCCATTGAACAGATCCTTGGAAGTCTCACCCGAATCATTACGGACCGCATTCCACAGTACCATATTCAGGTTCTTGCCCAACTGGGCGGTCAGATACGCCAGCACCTTACGGGTGATCTCGGTATTCTTCAACGCCTCGCCCTTGGTAATGTCGGAACCCCACATGGACTGATAAATCTTGTTCGGTGAGAAATTACGCACGACAGAACCGAAGTAGGTATACAGGGTGCGCGGATTGATCACCACCTCACTGTTATCCTCACGGGTTTCGGAGTACGGTCCGAACTGCATGTCACCCGACAGTTCACCCACAGTCTCGGCATAACGGATTCCCGGACGTAAGGTCATGTGCTGCAAAGAACGTGACAGCCCCAATACAGGCATCTGCAACAACTCCTTACGGTACTTGCGAGCACTCTTCTGAAGATCCTCGCTGGTAATATTCACGCTAACTTGTGCCATATCAAATATAGTCTTTAACTTCGTCATACATGGATGCAGCGGACACCGCATCATTTTTTTCGTCTTCTTTCACACTCGTGGTGGTAGTGTCACCATCGGATTTTTGCAGGTTCTTGATCTGCTCGTCACGCTGTCTGACCAGATCCTTCTGTTCGCCGACCTCCGTTTCCAGCGCATCCAGCCGGTCATTGACAGCCCTAACCTGTTCCTCGGTGAGTATTACCTTGCCATCCGAGTCCTCCACCCCCTCCACATTCAGAAGGGTGTTGATTTTGGTGTAATCTTTTTTCATTTCGGAAACAATAGAAGGGGCGGACTGTTTTTCTTTGGATGAAAACAATCCGTCCAGTTTAGTTAATATTTTGTTTAGTAATTTATGACTATCAGCCGTATCCCGCTCACTCCCGGACGCAACCGGCAAAGGGGACAACCCCAGCATATTGACCTTGCCTTCATAAGCGGCAAGATTGAGCTTATCCTCATCGCCCTCGATGATCTCGTCCACAAAGCCATACTCCAACGCCTCTTGTGCGGTCAGCCACCTGCCCGCCTTCAGAACATCAAGAATATCATCTACCTTTTTGTTGCACTTGGCCGCATACATGTTCGCCAGTACCAGATCGAACTTGTCGTTCTGCAGCTTGTTCTCCTTCAGCTCATCGATGAGCTGTTGGATCTGGTCAGCGTTATACTGCCCCCAGGCATCCACCCAGTTGCTCACCTTGTGCACCAGGAACAGACAATATCTGGAAATGCACACCTTTTTCGCACCCAGTGCGGCAATAGTAGCCGAACTTGCCACCAGCCCATACAGGTAGGCGGTCACGTCTCCATGATCAACAAACTGCTGACGGATATCCAACCCGTCATCAACCGCACCTCCCAAAGAGGAGATGCGGACATTGACAGGCTTGCCTTTCAAGCCTGCCAGCTGATTGCGGACATACTGCTTGGAGTAGCCCCAACGGCCAATGTAGTCATCTATGTTCAGGTTATAGGTCATATCACATTTTTGATTGCAATATTACACTATACCTTATATATATAAAAATACCTAATCTATGATACGAAGCAAGGGCAGAATGCCTGTATAGGTGGCCACCATGGCACTTCCACACCTGGAAGAGAGGGTATCGGGTATAGTATCTGTGAAGGTAATGAGGGAATACGGGCGGTCACCTGAACCCAGCATAAAATATTCTCCGGACACAGTCCGAAGCCGGAAGCACAGCTTCTTGTTGCCCACCTCGAACCGTTCAGGCAGGAAAACCGCCAGCTTAGATACGAAAACACGCTGTTTGTTCTCGATTTTGTCGCTGACTTCGACCGAAGCCAGTCCGACCATGGGTAACCGCGTAAAGTTTGCGGCCGGTGGAACCAAGGCAAATTGTTTTTTTACAACTGTCATGGCGGTCAGTTCTCGGACTTCACAGTACTCCACGCGGTTGATGTAGTGAATTTCGCTCATAATTGTTCGGTGTTGTTCGCAGTTGTTCGGTGTTGTACAAAAACAGGGGTCTTATCCTCTCTTTTTCTTGTTAAAGAACCTAAAAACATGCCTTTTCGGTTATAGGCATTGCGCATCCGATAGTATTTCTGCCGGACTGTCTCTATGTAGTCAATGTCAATGCCATGCATCTCGCACCAAGCCGCAATTGTCTTGTTCAGCCCCACAGAACTGCTGGTCATATCCCCCAGTTCAGCCCAGAGATTACGCCGGAACAGGTCTTCGATGGATTCAACCACCGCCTCTTTGGCCAACGGACCCAGGTAATTGTACACCGCCGGGTCTTTCGCCTTGGAATCGGGGATCACAATCGCGACCGTATCATCGGACGGCATTTCAGGCAGTTTGTCCGATGGCAGCTTCTGCAGAAAGCGCCGTATAACCGAGTTCTCATTGCTCTGTGCCGGAAAACGCACCGGATTGCCCAGCGAATGTGTCAACCACTGAGCCAGGTAATGCTCCAGTTTAATATAAAACACGAAATCTTTCATAATCAAAAGTTTATCTACAAAGATACACATTTTCAGCTGTACATAAAAAAGAATAATCTGAAAAATGCGCTTGGAAAAGTACCCTGGGGCAGGATTTCTTGTATTTTAACAACACGCGTGCATTTGCCCATGAATATATATCGGTACGTTTTTGTTGTATCTTCGGTATAGTTTGATTTGCCCAGAAATTTATGCGTTTTTGCAACCCTGCATTTTTCAATAACAACACACTGTAAACCATCATATTACGAAGACACAAAAACAAAAAAGCATTTTGCAACCGGGTACATAACTTTGTAATCTTGCATCTTTGCGCCAACCTAATTTAAGCGGTTGCAAAGTTTTTGTAGTTTGAAACCGATCCGCAACCGTTTTTGTAGCCGACTTGAAACCGACATAACCTCCTATTTCTTAATTATTTATCTTTCCTTTCCTATTTTGGGTACAAAGTTGCAAAGTTTTAGTACAAAAAAGGAAAAGAGGACGGAGAAACAGCAATCAACCGCCGTCATCGGTTGAAAAATGCAAAGGAACGGTCGGTTATGTATCTTTACATGATGCAGGAAGAATAGAAAAAGGGCGTGTATGTTCCATAACCGAACATACACGCCCATAGGCACAGTAATACAAGGTTGCAATTATCCAAGTCTTTTTTTGCGGGGGCGGGGGAAAAGCTCCGTCCGACGAATTTTGGTATAGTCAGCATTGAGATCGTAACATCGCCAATGCCCTTCGCTGCGCATGAATTCGCCAACGGTGACGAGCATCCAGCGCAGCTTCTCTCCATCAGCCCTCAGGTTCATGCGCTGCCCAGGCTGCATCTCGGCCAAGAAGTTATATAGCTTCAGCATGTATTTTGATGCCTCTTTGTCGGTCATCAACGCGTGAACATATTCGTCTGAGTGCTTAATGAGGTCAGAACGGATTTCCGGAGTCATCATCTTCTATGTTTGCATTAAAGTTAAGCTCGTCAATGGTGCTTCCAACCGACTGAAGGTATATCATATCTTCACTCTTGCCGTCAACCTTGCGCGTGATACGGTCGGAACCGTTGCGCATACTCTCCGGATTCAAGGTTTGAACGTAAGGACATAAGGCTGCAAAACCCTTGAGCGCCTTGGTAAACCTCTGCATAGACCAAAATGTATTTGTCACCTTTGCGAAATCCTTGAAATCATCGTATGCCTTTTTGCGGACAATCAACCTGTCTAAGTTACCACTGTCCTTTGCAAAGTAAGTATTCGCCCACGCCTCGAAATTGTCGCCCATATCCGCCTTGTGCTTGCGCTTCATGATGTTACCCATGGGCGGTTGTATCTTAATACCGGAATGGACGGTGCTCAGATAGAACTGAAGGCAGCGGGCAAAGAAATTCAAGTCGGCATTCCACTCAGATTCTGTATAATCCGTTTGAGAAAAGAGATTTTTGCCGAAATCATCATAGATTGAACGAGTCTCTAAGTAATCGTTTTCATCGGTTTTTTGGTGGTAATAATCAGAAAATACCGTATATATCAACCGGGCATCGGAACTGGAGTCGAAGTTGCCCGGCACGTAATTCGTGCTGAAAGCGAACTTCGGGCTGCTCTCAAACTCGATATAGAAAGAATGGTTGTTTTTCGGGTTGACTGTCATACCTCCTGTGATACTGTCGTAAAACAAACCGGTATCCAAGTAACGGTGACAGTCATCAACGATGATGAAGTCGGTGTGCTGGTTGACTTGCTCAAACACGTGGTTATTATCCATCAGTTTCGGATTTCGTCCGGACAAGACTACAGTACGAAGAAACTGTTTCAGGGAAGTCAGGAAAAAGGACTTGCCCGAACGCCCATTGCACTGCCCCTCTTCGCCAATCTTGTTGTCCATGGCATACACCGCCCATGCCCGTGAGGGCGACTTGTAGCGGTGCAGGTTATAGCCAACCGCGAAGATCTTATTCACGAAATTCTGCTTTTGTTCATGAATCTCTTCGGCACTGAGTAATGGACCGGCCAAGTCGAATTTATGCTCCGCCCGGTAGGCGGCCGCCTGGTCCTGGTCTTTGTCCGCCCACAGTTCTTCTAACTCCTTGCGCCAATGAACACGACTGGAGTTGATAAGATAATCCATATAGTGACTGTCATGTGGGTTGACGGTTACATCCCAACTCCCATCAGCTGCCCGTTTGATCGTGAAAGGCTCCGGCAGCACTTTCACCTTGTGGGGGATGATGTTGTTCGTCCAAACGTACACACCACCTGCCTCTTTGACCTCTTCGATGCCGGAACCTGTAATCTTCCAGTTCACATTGTCGAAGAACATGGTCTGGCTGTTGAACGTGTGTGCGGTGAAATTCAGGTCAATCTCATCGAGCATAGACAAGCCGCTGCCTCCAACACGAGGAGAATCCAGAATCAGATTGCGTATATCGACAGGCAGGAACCGACGCATAGCGTCACTCTTCAGGAACGACACAATATCGCCAGCCTTGATCTCGCTGACCTTGAATCTGTCCACATGCACATAGCGGGGCGTATCGCTATTATCATCCTTCAGAATGTAATAGCCGTTCAGTCTGAGAAAATAATGTAGGTATGACGAGTTGATCGTATAGGTCTTGTTGCCGTTGCGCTGCCCGATTTTCTCCTCCCAGTACTGGGCAGGCATAGCCAGTGCCAGCAAGTTGCGGAAATCCTCATTGAACGGGTGCAGTTCTACATAATCACGGAAGTCCTTGCGCGGCTTGCCCCGGCGGTCACGGTACCGTCCCAAGGATTCGGGCAGCCACACGGTATAAATATGCAAAAATTCCAAAGCCAGTTCCGTGCCCTTACGGATGCCTGTACTATCAATGTCGGGGATATTATAGAGACGCTTCACGTATTTCATGATCTCTTTAATTTCATCAGACGTGATCTTTTGTGTCTCACTATTGAACCACAAGGGATAATACCCCAACGCCCGGACACACAGCGCATCACGCTCACCTGAGCAGATGAACGCCTCTTCGAGCTTCTGCGATATGTAAGGCTTGCCCTCATTGGTCGGATCATCAAAAAACTGCGTCTCTTGTGAGGCGTTCCATTTCGCCCAAGCAGCCTTCAACTCGTACAGCCCATTGGTATAATACCGGGGTTTGACGCCATCAGGCGTATAGCTAAAACGCCACTGCTTGTCCGGATTCAACGGCTCATAAATCTTGTAGAAAGATTTTTCGCTCTCCGGCTTGCCGTCCGCTCCGGGAATGACACACTGACGCATCAGAATCGGGTAAGTCGGTGTGGTGTATTTGGTGGTCACCTCGCGGTTCTTGACGTAGCTGATTGACTTGGCCACATGCCAATGCAACGCATCGCAATGCTCCTGTTTCACACGAGGGCCCAGTATGGCAAGCTGCTCAGGAGTAAACGCTTCTTCAAGTTCGAAGAACCGGGAACCTTCAACTTCATCAGCCGAAGCCGGTCTCTTGCGGATATCAGGCTTGTTGACGGAATGCTTCAGTTCGTCGGAAACATTATAGCGCGCAGCCAACAAGACAACGGCCTCGCCAAAACTGACGTGCTCCTCCCTCATGCAAATATCAATCGGGCTGGTAGCCGTTCCCTGGTCACCAAAATCGGTCACCTTGTAACAATCACCGTATTTGCGTATGCATGCGGACGCATCGTCTTCGTCCGGACGAATCTTAAATTTCTTACGGTTATCAACACATCCCTCGGCCTGTGGATAATAATACAGAATGATATCCAGACCATCATGAGAAGCGGCATATATATCTGAAGCTTTTATCATAGAGTCTTATATTAGCGGTACAAAATTACAGAGTTGCATTTTTTTCGGAAAGACCAGCCTCTCCCCCTGCCTTTAGGGGAATGTCATAGTCTCTCTTGCGAATGTTATGCGTGCCTGCATAGCAGCGTCCGTATCCGTCCCAGAACACGCGCCTGTCAGTCGGAATCCGGCACATCACTCCATTCACCAGTTTTCGCTTGAGCACACGAATGGCACCTGTCACCTTGCGGACCTCGCCGGAATGGTCGGTAAGAAAGAACCGGGAGAAGGACACCCCCTCGGGTTGTGCCAGCTCCCATTCCCGGATAGTATATAGTCTGTATTGATTCATCATCAGAACTTTGTTTTTAGCGATTTGAATTATAACATTTCCAGAATCTCATCATAGGTTATTTGCCCTTTTCGCCTTTCCGGTGTCCCGACCAATGCCATACGTTCCCTTTTCCTTTCACAGAAATAGCTGCGTACACACCGGCGGAGATAATTGTAAGGATCAATTGTGAACAGTTTCTTTTCACACACACCTGATATTACACGGGTGATGATACTTTGCCATGCTTCCTTTATAACATCCTGGCTGTTAGTGAATCCTCCTGAATACATATAGCCTTTGATCTTTGATTCGTAAGTGGTAAAGGCTGATGTCATTTCCTCCATATCACTTTTTTCATAAAAGTCTATCATGACTTCGGCTATACGGACAGCCTCGCGATAGCGTTGGACCAGATCTCTTTGGGAAGAACTGTGTCTGAAAGGTATTATAACTTTCTTGCAATAATCCCCGCGTGTCATCAAAACCGGTTTGCTATCTTCCGTCATAATGACTATCCCTTTTATGGAATCAGGGGATACCTCATGCTCAACCGCATACAGGAGCCTGCCTAAAGTGAACCGATACATATGCTTCTGTTTTCTTAGCAAGTAACGTCCATCAGAACCGGGTCTTATCAGTCTTCCGGTGTTGGTGTTCCATAATTCACCATTCCTGCTTATCTCGTAGTGAAATCCATGAATAAGATACCGTTGTTTTTTATCTAGTGTATTCATTTTTGTTCCGTTTAAATATTAATCTTTTTCGATGAAAGTGTTAGTAGTATTCAACACTCCGGCTGAATCCCGATTTTTACCATCACGCACAAAAAAACTATCGCTTAACAGCCTTTCATAATCGATTTTATTC